GACATCGATCATATGCGAGCAATGCCCCCATGAATGTGCTTTTCGCCGGTCCAAGGCCTTTAATCGCGATGGCGCTGTCAACGAACGTTGCACCGCTCACGTCCGCCATGATTGCGATATCCCACGCGGTGTTTAGCCATGCACCGACCGACGCGGCCGCGTTGACGTGGTATCCCAGGCCGACAATCGGATGTCCTGCTAACCATCGCGCATACTGCCGCTCCTGGTTCGTGACGCTGTTATGCACCGATAGGATAGCGAACGTTCCTGCATGCAGGCACATCAGCCGTAGTGCCGCTATCGCGTTCGTACTCCCTGCCATTGCCATGCCGAAGAGCGTGATACGCAGTGCGCGCACCGCTCGCAAGTTTCTCTCGTATCGCGCCATTGTCCGTACCATCGTTGCCATTGTTTCTCCTCTTGCCTGCATACCAGGCCTGCTATCGGCGGGACATCCGACCGATGTTGTAAAGCATCTTATCACTCAACCGGGAAGATGCCAACAGTCTAACGCCGTTTGTGCGGTGTTTGTGACGATGCGTGATGAAAAGGTTCAAGCTGGCGAACAAAGGTCGAACGCATGCATGGCGCATCAACCATGCGCGTTACCCGCGTCGGTGCGGTCGGTCGGTGCCTGGTGCAGGCCTGGTGCGGCCGCAGTCGGTGCAGTGATCGCGGTCTACGCGCGCGCGTTCCTATAGACAATGCAGGCAGGCAGGCATCCTAGGTTCCGATAACACTCTATTATCGGAAGCTAGAAGTGCGGTCGGTGCCTGCCTGGTGCGCGGTGCAGTCGGTGCGAGCGTACGCGCGTCGGTCGGTGCCTGCACCAGGCCTGCCGCTTGCATCATCGCGAGCAATGATCGGTGCGCGTCGGTGCGCGGCAGCGTCGGTGCCCATACCGATCCATTGCCCCGCCCTAACCTTTTAGGTAGGCTACGTACCCCGGACGGCGGGGGCTTTGACGCGCACAGGCCACGAAGCACGTTGGTTAGGTGAGGATTGTGGTGTCACGAGGGCCGAAACAGACGGCACCGACCTGAGAAACAGTGGGTGCGCCAAGTCAGGGGTAGAACCTCGGGATCCGTCGCCCATGAACAGATTCGTGACACAGGTGGCAGAGAGAGATCAAGTTATCGAGCGCATCCGGCCCACCGATAGAACGAGCGACGACATGATGAGCATGGAGAGTCACGCTGGAAGCCCCACAGCGAACGCAACAGAAGCCATCCCTCGCTTTACAAGCCTGAGAGAGGGACTGCCACAACGACGAATCATAAAACGAACGCGGCTTCGGGGAGGAAGGCATTTCCGAAGGCGGGAGGTATCGACCTTCGTCGATTAGCAGTGCGACGTGAGCAAGCGGATGCATCATGAAACGACGCTAGCACGCCCACCTGACATTCTGAGACCGAAAGGCTCAAACCACACTGTCCTTTTAGACACCCGCCAGAGGATCTTCGGTCGAGGGCAAGAAAACACCCCCGGCCCGTGTAGACCGAAGGCGAGTGCCACGGAGGACGGCGTGGAAGCACGACCGTGACGTGGAGAGGATAGCAGAAAGGGGGCAGACGATGCCACGAGCGCCGATCACGCCGATCCGGGGCGAAGGGAAACCGACACGGACGAGGACACGGGCAACGACGACGACACGCAGCGCGCGCGCTCCCAGTGACGGGGAGCAGGGGACGAAGCCCGCGAAGATGCCGACGCAGCGCGAAGTCGCGGAAGCCCTGACGGCAACCCACGGAATGATCACGACAGCGGCACGGATGCTCGGGATGCACGTCAAGACGCTCCGGAGTTACGTCTACCGCTTTCCGATCGTCTCGGAGGCGCTGAAGGACGCACGCGAGGCGACGGGCGACCTCTGCGAGACGCGGCTGTACGACGCGATCGAGCGGGGCGAATCGTGGGCGATCAAGTTGTACGCCACGACGCAGATGCGGGACCGAGGGTACGGCGAGAAGCCGTTGCCGGTGGACACCTCGGCGCAGAAGGTAGAGACGCCGAAGAGCCTGTCGATTGATTACGACGCCTACAACCGTGCATACGAAGAGGCAATGAATGTCGTCGCCACTCGGGAAAGTCCTGACCCCGACTGATCAAGCACGGGAACTGCTGGAACACACGATTGAGCAGAACCCATACATCCCGCACGCGCCGACGACACGGCAGGCGCTGTTCCTTGCCTGTATGGCGCGGGAAGCTTTTTACGGAGGAAGTGCAGGCGGCGGTAAGAGCGAGGCGTTATTAATGGGGGCAGCGCAGTTTCTTGATGTGCGCGGATATAACGCGTTACTCTTACGAAGGACATACGCCGACCTCTCGCTGCCCGAGGCGATCATGGATCGGTCGCACGAGTGGTGGGACGGCACGGACGCCATCTGGCACCGGCACGACAAGCGCTGGACCTTCCCCTCGGGCGCGCGCGTCTCCTTCGGCTTCCTCGCCAGCGATGCCGATCTCGAGCGCTACCGGGGCGCCGCTTTTCAGTTTATCGGCCTCGATGAGAGCAGTCAGTTCACGGGCAAGCAGATTCTCTACTTGTTCTCGCGACTGCGGCGACTGACGGGCAGTCAGATCCCGATTCGCCTGCGGAACGCCTCCAATCCCGGCGGCATCGGTCACGAGTGGCACAAGGAACGCTACCTCAATCCCGACACGCAGGGGCTGCGGCCGTTCTTCCCGGCGCGGTTGACAGACAACCCCTACCTCGACCAGAAGGAATACGAGCGCTCGCTGGAGAACCTCGATCCCGTGACGCGCGCGCAGTTGCTGTTGGGCGACTGGAACGCCCGCTTTGACGGCGGACTGTTCAGACGCGAGTGGTTCACGGTGATCGACGCCCTGCCCGAGGTCGCCAATCGGGTCCGCTACTGGGATCTGGCGGCGACGAAGCAGACCGGTTCCAGCGATCCGGACTGGACGGTCGGCGTGCGCGTCAGTCGCGATCCGCAGGGGCTGTGGACCGTCGAGGACGTGCGCCGGATCCGGGGGACGCCCGTCGAAGTCGAGCGCCTGATGCGCCAGACAGCGGAACTGGACGGCACCAGCGTCCGCGTCTTCATCGAGCAGGAACCGGGAGCGTCAGGCAAGATCGTCACCGACCGCTACATCCGCGAGGTGCTGGTCGGCTACGCCGTCTACTCCGTCCGGGCGACGGGGCCGAAGTTGGAGCGCGCCAAGCCCTACTCCGCCCAGGTGAACGCGGGCAATGTCCGCATCCTGCGCTCAACGTGGAATGCGCCCTTCTACGACGAGCATGAGGCCTTCCCGCTGGGGTCACACGACGATCAGGTGGACGCTTCGAGTGGTGCGTTTGCACAACTGGCCGTCCGTCAGGTCGGTGAAGCGATCGTCGGCGGCACGCGCGCGCCCCAACCGGTGACACTGGCAGGGATCCGATGACGGGCAGTCGGGGCATGTATCTGACGATTGTCGCTGATCCGCCGTGGCAGCAGGGGACGATTGGTCGCTGGAAGGTCGCGAAACACCACCTCCCGCGCGCGCTGCCCTACCCGATGCTGACCGTGGAGGCAATCTGCGCCCTCCCCGTGGCCGCACACGCTGCGGAGGGCGCGCACCTCTGGCTCTGGACAACCAACCGCCATCTCGAAGCGGCATTCACGGTGACGTGGGTCAAGCCGTCCGGCTTCGGTGCCTATTTCGCCAGCACGACGCAGCACTGCCTGTTCGGCTACTACCACCGTTGCCGCTTCCCGCACGCGCGCTGGCAACCGACACATTTCATGGCGAACGCCCAACGGCACTCTCAGAAGCCCGAGCAGTTCTTCGACCTCGTCGAGCGCATCTCTCCCGCACCGCGCCTTGAACTGTTCGCCCGCCGCCTGCGCCTCGGCTGGGATGCATGGGGTAATGAGGTGCCATCAACGGTCGATTTGCACGAAATCGTCTGATATCCGCCCGGAATGGCCGGAAAAGGGCGGTAAAGGGGTGATTCATGGCCGAAAAGGTCATTTCTGACGACATTTCGGTCGGTGGCACCCCCGCACGTCCCGGTGTGCCCGCCCAGCGCTCCGTCACCGAGACACTGTTCGCCCCCGCGACCGTCGAGACGGTGGCCGGTGGTCGCTACCCGTGGGTGGCGAACATTCCCCGCGCTTTACCTTTTAGCTTCGACGACCTCACCAGCGATTTCGGTGACGACATCTACCAGAAGATGCTGCTGGACCCGCAAGTCAGCGCCTGCCTGAACACGCTCAAGACGGCGATCCTCTCGGACGGTGTCTCGATCACCTCCGCGATCCTCGATGCCACCGCGCCCGGTTTCAAACGGGCGCAGACGATCGCGGACTTCGTTCGCCACGACCTCGAGAACCTCGAGCCGACGCTCGACAGCGTCCTCTGGGCACTGCTGGACGCGATGGCGTACGGCGCGAAGGTGGCGGAGCAAGTCTACCGCCTCGAGGGCGGTCAACTGCACCTCGCCGCGCTCAAGGTCAAACCGCGCCGCGTGACGGCGTTCGTCGTTGACGCCTACATGAACGTGCTGGGCCTGCTCGCGGTGATACCGGGTGTCGCGACCTCGGCATCGCTCAGTACGATGCTGATCACCGATCCCGCCAGCCTGCCGAACATGCTGCCCCGCGACAAGTTCGCCGTCTACACGCACTGGCCGCGCGATGCCGATCCACGCGGCACCTCGATCCTGCGTCCCGCCTACCGACCGTGGTGGGACAAGCAGCAGATGGTGCCCGAGTACTTGAAATACCTGACCCAGTTCGCTTCACCGTCGATGGTCGCGACCGCGCCCGAAGCGAACACGCCCTACACGACGACCGATGTCGATGGCACGACGGTGCAGCAGAGTGTCGCCCAGCAGATCGCGCGCGCCCTGGAGGGCTTTCGCAACGGCACCTTCGTCGTCCTGCCCTTCGGTGCCACCGCGCGCCCCGTCGAGGTGGCCGGTGACGGCATCCCGTTCATGCACGCCTTCGATCGCTTCGACCGGCAGATCTCGACGGCGATCCTGCACCAGACGCTCGCCACGCAGGAGAGCCGCCACGAGACGCGCGCCGCCGCCGAAGTGCATCAGGACATCCTCGCCCTGCTGATCCGGATGTCGAAGCGCGCGCTGGCGCAGATGCTCCGCAATGACGTGTTCAAACCACTCGTCCGCTACAACTGGGGCGACGACGCGGCCAATCGCTTCACCCCGACCGTCAATCTCTCCGAGATCGAGGCCGAGGATTTGTCTCCCCGGATGCAGGCCGTCGCCCAGATGGCGCAGAACGGCCTGATTTTCCCGAGTCAACTGCCCGACCTGTTTGCCGATCTGGACTTGCCCGAGGCCTCACAGGAAGACCTCGCCCGCTACGCCGAGCAGTTCGCCGCTCCGCCGCCGCAGGCCGCGCCCACCCCGCCACCGACCGCAGCAGGCACGCCCGTGATGCCGAGAACGACCGACACCACGCCACCCGTCGCGCCCGCACAGGACACTACCCCTAGTCAGGAGGAGGCAATGGCATGATCGTCACCTTCGCATTGGTGTTCAGTCTGCGCGGTTTGTTGTTCCTGATTGGCGCGGTGGTCCTCGGCGTCGTCGCCGTCGCCTTGCTGGCACCCGCCCCGCGTCCCAACTGGCCCCTCGGTGTCATCGCTGCCGCGTTGTGTCTCGGCTTCGCGGGGTGGTTTTTGTGGGCCGCTGGGGTGTGAGAGGAGAACGTCATGTCGAAGTGGGGTAAGGCGACTGCTAAGGAGCGATTAGCGGCACCGGCGAATATCTTCTGCGGACCCGGCAGATCGTTCCCGGTCGCGGATCAGGCCGACGTGGACAATGCGGTGTCGTCCCTCGGTCGCGCCGGTGGCAGTACCGCGCCAATCAAGTCCTGCGTGATCGCGAAGGCGAAGGCGAACAACTGGACACTGCCGCAGGCGTGGATGGCAGCAGCGACCGCGCGCGCCGCCGCTGGCGTCCCCGTTGCCAGCTTCGCCATCGGCACACCGGAGACGATCGGAGAGATGGTCGTCCGGAGAGGCAAGATTTTCGAGGCCGGGGAGTACGCGGACAAAGATTTCCTCTGCACGATCGAGGATCTCGTCGTCGCAGCGTCCGCGTTCGTCCCTGTCCAAAACGATCTGGAACACACGCCGACGATCCTCTCAGACAAACTCGGGTCACTGCTGAACGTCACCCTCTCCGAGGACAACAGTGAGTTGTACGGTGAGGTGGAGATTCCGCGCTGGCTCCATGACGCGATCGGTGACGCCCCGATCAAGTCCTCACTCTCATGGGACCGCGAGACGATGCAGATCGTCGGCAACGCCCTCGTGCTTGAGCCTCGGGTGAGCGATGCCGCCCTGATGAGTGCCTACACCGCTTTCACCGGCACCCCACCACCCCCTGCCACCGAGGATGCCGCCGTTGGTGTCCTCGCCACCATTCGCGCCCTGGTGACAGGGCAAGACCCACGCCCGTCTGTCACTCCGATGAGCGACACACCCCACCAGACGGTCGTCACGCCCGCGAGGGCACAGGAGGTTCCCGTGACTGAACCCGCTGTGACGAATCTCCATGCCGTGGCCGCGATCTCCTTCGCGGACAGTCCCGAGTTCAAGGCAATGCAGGCGCAGATCGACGCGCTCAAGGCGACGGCGGCGGCGGACGCCAGCCGTGCCGCGACACGCGAGGCCGAGTTCACGCGCGAGCGCGCGGGCACGTGGGCAGACGGCGAAGTCGCGGCCTTCCGCGCCCTCCCGGCGGAGCGTGACGCCCTCGTCGCGGCGTACGTCGATGCCGCCACCGACGACAGCACCAACCCCCGCACTGTCAGCTTCTCGGTCAACGGCGAGAGCCGGGACGGCAGTCGTGTCGATGCACTCCGGGCACGGCACAGCGCGCGCGCTCCCCACACCCTGACCGCCGAGCAGGTTGCCGATGGCACCGTCCTGCTCGCCCAGCGCCCCGCGAACACCGCGCCCGCGAAGATGTCCGCCGAGCGCAAGACCGAACTGCTCGTCGCCTCCGGGTTCTCAGCGAACAGCTAACAGCCCCACCCTCTCCTTCCGGACCAAGGAGAGGGGTACTGGGGGGAACCATGGGTTCCCCTCAGACGCAAGGCCGGAAAACGCCTCTTTAGAGGAGGACTCATCATGCCGAACGCACCCGTGACCGTCTACAGTGGCCTGCGCCTCGATCCCTACATGGACCCGGATGACGCCCTGGAATATGCGGTCAATCTGCAACCGTCCCTTACCTACCCGAGGGGCACGGTGTTGGCCGAAGTCGCTGCCACACCCGGCCTCTTTGGCCCCTACGCCACCGGCGGCTCAGGCGGTCTGAACATCCCGAAAGCGATCCTCGAATACCCCGCCGTCACCGACGCCAGCGGCAACATCACGATCGCCGGTGAGCAGGGCATGACCCGCAAGGATGTCCCCGCGTACTTCGCGGGCACCTTCGCCTGCGCCGACCTCGTCGGCCTCGATGCCGGTGGCGTCACCGCTGCCGGGTGGCGGCTGATCAACGGCAGCGTCACCACCGGCGTCGTCAGACTGGGCTAGTAACAACCGTTACATCCCCCCTTCTTCAACCCTCACCTTAGCCTAGGGGGCTATTCCATGGCGGACGTCAGGGCGCGGGCGTCCCCTCTTCTGGGAAGTTGAGGCGCGCAAACTCACCGAACGCGGCAAGCGCCGCCGCATCGTACGCCCGTGCCGCGTCGGGTTTGTCCTTGAAGTAGCCAAGGTGCTTCAGACGCCCGTCGAACCTGATCTGCGCTGACCACGCGTAATGATCGAGCTTCCAATAGACGCCCTTGTACCCGGATCTACTGTTGATCGGAAGTCGTGAGTTGCGTTTGTTCTGCGCTCTCGTGGCGCGCCGAAGATTCGAGCGGCAGTTGTTGAGTCCGTTGCCATCCTCGTGATCGACGAAAACGTCGGTCGGTTCGTCCATCAGTAGACGCTGCATCTGGATGACCGTGCGCTTGCCTTTTCGCCAGACATGCGTCTGTGCGTACCACGAACCGTTCGTGCAGACGGCGTACCAGTACCAGCGATTGACGAGCGCGAAGTCCGCCTCATCGATGATCGCGACCTTGCCTTGTGTGAGGGGAATACGTACGGTTCCCACTGTCGGGCCTCCTCTACAGGTTCGACAAACGGCGATGGATGCGACCAACATCCATCGCCATTAGTTTACCAGAATCCACCAACCTCCTTCACCCTAGCCGACTTCTTAGCCTTAAGGAGGCTATTTATGGCGGACGTTATTTACCCCAGTAATGCCGAGTTGACCGAGGTTTCGCAGGATCTGATGCCCCGCCTTCAGGCAGGGCGCGTCACCTTCGACTTCTTCCCGATCGTCACGCAGGATGCGTGGTTGCTCATCTGGGAGCAGTTGGACAACTTCCAGGGTCTGCAATACGCGCGCGGCCTCAACGGCCAGCCGACGCGGATCAAGAAGACCGGCGCGAAACGCTTCCAGATGCAACCCGGCGTCTACGGTGAGTACGAGTACATCGATGAGGAGGAACTGACCATCCGGCGTCAGTACGGCTCGTTCAATGCGCCGGTCAACCTCACCGACCTCGTCTCGACCGCGAACGTCAAACTGCTTCAGCGCGAACTGGACCGGATCGAGGCGATCATCTGGACGCTCCTCACCACCGGCACCTTCGCCGTCACCGGTCCCACGGGCGCGATCGTCCACACGGATATTTTCACGATGAAGACGCAGACGCCGCTCAACGGCGCATGGTCAACGACGGCGACCTCGACGCCGCTTGCCGATCTGCGCGCCACCGCGCTCCTTGGCCGGGGCACCTCCGCTAACTTCGGCGCGGGCGCGAAGGTCTACGTCAATCAGGTGACCGCGAACAACATCATCGCCAACACCAACGCCGCAGACTTCGGCGGCAAGCGCTTCGGGCTGGGCACGCTCAACAACCTCAATGATGTCAACACCCTGCTGACGATGGACGGCCTCGCCAATATCGCCGTTTACGACCAGGGCTACATCGATGAGACGGGCACCTTCCAGACCTTCATCCCGAACGCCAAAGCCGTCGTCATCGGCCAGCGTCCCGGTGGGCAAGTGCTGGGGAACTACCGGCTCGTGAGAAATGCTAACAATGAAGGGTTCGGGCCGGGGCCGTATTCAATGGTTGTCGACAGCCTCGATGATGGGCCACCACGAAACATTGCCGTGCATCGGGGGCACAGCGGCGGACCGGTACTCTTCTTCGGCACCGCGATCGTGCAGATGAACGTCTAGCTTCCCTGTGACGTGATCACTGATGGGGATCGTGCCGGGAGTCACGCGGTAGGCCAACTGCCGCAATCGTAGCCTGCCACGGGGCTTTCGGCACGCTCCCACTAAAGAGGCGTTCCCCGGCCTTGCGTCTGAGGAGGAACCATGTTCCTCCCCAGTACCCCTCTTCTTCCGGACCAAGGAGAGGGGTACTGGG